GAGGTCAAGGTGCTCGACGTTGCAGACCAGCCTGACGGGTGGGACGCGGCAGACGCGGAGTTCACCGGCTGGGCTGACTGCAAGGCCTGGATGACGCCCCGCGTGTCAGTGTGGGCGCCTAGCGCATCGGTTCCGGTGGTTCAGCGGACGGCAGAGGTCATTGACGCCGACACCGGGGAAATCGAGCCGATACCGCCAGAGTTCTCCGACGACTCGCTGGCGCTCGAGTTCGTGGCGCAATTCGGGGCTGGTCTTCGGTGGTCCCCGGGACTCGGCTGGATGCACGACGAAGGCACGCACTGGAAACGCGACGACCACCTGATCCGGTTCGACTTGGCCCGCAAGACGGCGCGCACTGTGGCCATGCTGGCAGACGCCAAGATCCGCAAGCCGATCACCAGCGCGAAGACAGTCAACGCCCTGCTGTTTCTGGCGCAGTCTGACCCGGCCATCGTGGTGCCGGCAGCACAGTGGGATAACGATCCGCTGATGCTGAACACACCTGACGGTCTGGTTGATCTGCGCACCGGCAAAACGCACCAGCGAAACCGCCAGCAGTATCTGACGCAGCTTTGCAGAGTATCGCCAGACGCTGGGCAGAAAACAGAGCATTGGCTCCGGTTCGTTTCTCAGGTATTCGTGGATGACGCCGACACAATCGAATTCGTGCAGCGCATGTGCGGATATTGCCTGTCAGGCGATAGGCGAGAGCAGAAGCTGTTTTTCGCGCACGGGCAGGGCAGCAACGGAAAATCTACGCTGCTGGACATCCTGATGTGGATGATGGGCACCTATGCGCTAAAGCTGCCCACGACGGCGCTGATGGCAAGCCGAAACGAGCGCCATCCGACCGAGCTGGCCCAGCTTCACGGCAAGCGCTTGGCCGTCAGCAACGAGCTCGAGGAGGGCAGCTTCTGGGCTGAGGCGCGCATCAAGGAACTGACGGGCGACGAAACCCTGACCGCACGATTCATGCGGCAGGACAACTTCACGTTCACCATGAGCCACAAGCACCTCATTGCAGGCAATCACAAGCCCCGGCTGAAGGGCGGCGACCCCGCAATGGCCCGCCGCATGGTGCTGGTTCCGTTCCTGCAGAAGTTCGAGGGTGCGGCCAAGGATGCCAAGCTACCCGAGAAGCTGAAGGCCGAGGCCCCCGGCATCATGGCCTGGGTCATTGAGGGCGCTCGCAAGTGGTACGCTGACGGCCTGGCCATCCCTGGCAGCGTTGAGGACGCCAGCCGCGACTACATGGCCGAGCACGACGACATCGCAATGTGGATCGAGGAGTGCTGCAAAGCGGACGCAGGCACACACGCCAGATCGTCGGACCTGTATGCATCGTTCAGGCGATGGAAGCAATCTAGGGGCGAGCATGAGCCTTCGCAGACCGTTTGGGGGGAGAAGATGACCCTCGTTCCGGGTCTTCGCAAGGTCAAGATGGCCGGAATCATGACGCTGAAAGGCATTGACCTGAATGCAACGGAAAAGGCGCGGAATCAGGGTTTACCCTAGGTTTTTTGGTTTAGGGGAGGGTAGGGGATACTTGTCCTGTTTGATACGTCACGCGCGCACACGCACGCGATACCCGATAAACAGGATGACCCTCCCCTAGTCTCCCCTGAGTGGTCACTAACTTTTAGGAGATGAAGATGGCAAACAAACCAACCAAATTTGGAAGCCCTGAGCGGGCGAAGCTGGCCGAAGCCGTCCTGGCGAACATGGAATCCGGCATGAGCTGCTGGAAGGCCTGCGAGAAGGCCGGCGTCAAGAACAGCACGTTCATGCTGTGGCTGAGTCAGGACAGCGCGCTGGCTGAGAGTTACGCGCAGGCGCGTGAAAACTTCGTCGAGCGCATCGCCAACGACCTGATGGAAATATCAGACCAAGACCCTGAAACTGTCGATGGCAAAAAGGACTGGGCCGCGATTCAGAAACACAAACTGCAGGTAGATACTCGCAAGTGGCTGTTATCGAAACTCGCCCCGAAGAAATACGGCGACATGATTAAGCTGGCCGGCCATGACGGCGGCGCGGTGAAACTCATTGCGCAGTCTGACGACGAGAAACTCTGACCGATGGCATTCCAGCTAACCGACCGCCAGAAAGCCGCTCAGCAAGTCCTAAGCGGCGACGCCACGCACCTGATGCTGTTCGGCGGCTCGCGCAGCGGGAAGACGTTTCTGCTCACGCGCAACGTGGTCTTTCGGGCGCTGAAGGCCCCGAACAGCCGGCATGCGATCTTCCGGTTCAGGTACAACCACCTGAAGGCCAGCGTCGTGCTGGACACGTTCCCCAAGGTCATGCGCGCAGCGTTCCCCGGGGTCGGATGGGAAATGCACCAGCAGGACGGTTACGTCAGCTTCCCAGGTGGCTCGCAGATCTGGTTTGCTGGCCTGGACGACAAAGACCGCACCGAGAAGATTCTGGGCCAGGAGTTCGCTACGCTGTACTTCAACGAGTGCTCGCAGCTCCCGCTGGGCTCCGTTGACACCGCGCTGACGCGCCTGGCGCAGAAGGCCGAGCAGCAGATCGAGGGTAGAGCGCCTGTCCCGCTGCGCCTGCGGGCCTATTACGACTGCAACCCGCCGAGCAAGACGCACTGGACCTATCGCAAGTTCGTGGAGAAGCGCGACCCCGACACCAGGCTGGGCCTGCCGCGGCCGGAGGACTACGCGGCTTTCAGCATCAACCCGACCGACAACGCCGCGAACCTGAGCCCGGAATACCTGCGCATGCTGGAGTCACTGCCGGCCAGGATGAGGGCGCGATTCCTTGAGGGCCGATTCGCCGACGCGAACCCGAACGCCCTGTTCCCAGAGGAGCATATCGACCGATGGCGCGTGCTGGACGGCGCGGTGCCGCAACTGGTGCGCGTGGTGGTCGCCGTGGACCCGAGCGGCGCGGACGACGAAGCCAGCGCGGACAATGACGCCATCGGCATCGTGGTGGTCGGCCTGGCCACGGATGGCGCGTGCTACCTGCTTGAGGATCTAACCGTGAAAGCAGGCCCCGCAACCTGGGGCCGCGTGGCCGCAGAGGCGTTCGACCGGCACAGCGCCGACTGCATCGTGGCCGAAACCAACTACGGCGGCGCAATGGTGCGCCAGGTGATCGAGACGGCGCGCCCGCGCACGCCGTTCCGCCCGGTGACGGCCAGCCGCGGCAAGGTGGTACGGGCCGAGCCGTTCTCGTCGCTGTACGAGCAGGGCAAGGTCCGGCATGTGGGCATGTTCCCCGAGCTGGAGGACGAACTCAGCGGGTTCTCCACGACCGGCTACACCGGAAGCCGAAGCCCGAACCGGGCCGATGCGCTGATCTGGGGCTTGGCCGCGCTGTTTCCCGCAATCACGGGCGCGACTACCAAGAAAATCGACACTGCCGGACTGGTAGTTCCGACCGCGCACCGATGGCGATAGACTTTCACCCGCTCGCGTAGCATAATCGCGCCCGATGCGCAATCCCCGGAGTCCCTGATGGCCAGAGAATCGACCGAACAGCGACTGGTGCGCGTTCATGCGGAGGCCATGCGCGAGTTCGACAACATCCAGGGCGCGCTGCGCGACGAGCGCTTGCAGTGCTTGCAGGATCGGCGGTTCTACAGCATCGCCGGGGCGCAGTGGGAAGGCCCACTCGGCGCGCAGTTCGAGAACAAGCCGAAGATGGAGGTCAACAAGATCGCGCTGGCCGTGCAACGGATCTTCAGCGAGTACCGTGCCAACCGCGTGACGGTCGATTTCGTCAGCAAGGAAGGCAAGGAATACGACCCGCTGGCCGAAACTTGCGACGACCTGTACCGCGCCGACGAGCAGGACAGCGGCGCCAATGAGGCGTATGACAACGCATTTCAGGAGGCCGTGGGCGGCGGCTTTGGAGCCTACCGCCTGCGCACGGTCTACGAGAACGAGGAAGACGACGAGGACGAGCGGCAGCGCATCAAGATCGAGCCGATCTTTGACGCCGATTCCTCGGTGTTCTTCGACCTGCAGGCCAAGCGACAGGACAAGGCCGATGCCAAGCGGTGCTTCGTGCTGACCAGTATGACGCCTGATGCGTACCGCGAGGCGTACAACGACGACCCGGCATCCTGGCCAAAGGAAATCCACCAGTACGAGTTCGACTGGTCTACGCCCGATGTGGTCTATGTGGCCGAATACTACCGGGTCGAGATGGTGTCGGAGACGGTTCGCATCTTCCAGGGCCTGGACGGCGAGGAGGAGCGTTACCGCGACAGCGAACTGGACGACGATATGCTGGCCCAGCTTGAGGCCATCGGCAGCGTCGAGGTGCGCCAGAAACGCATCAAGCGCCAGCGCGTGCGCAAGTACATCCTGAGCGGCGCGAAGGTGCTGGAAGATGTTGGGTACATCGCCGGCAAGCACATCCCTATCGTTCCGACCTACGGCCGCCGCTGGTTCATCGACAACATCGAGCGGTGCGCCGGCCATGTCAGGCTGGCGAAAGACGCGCAGCGCCTGGCGAACATGCAGCGCAGCAAGCTGGCCGAGATTGCCGCGATGTCCAGCGTCGAGAAACCGATCCTGGTGCCCGAGCAGGTTGCCGGCCACCAGGTCATGTGGTCTCAAGACAATCTCAAGCCTTACCCGTACCTGCTGGTAAACCCGATCACGGGCGCGGACGGGAGCCAGCAGGCCGCAGGCCCTGTCGGCTACACCAAAAGCCCGCAGATTCCACCGGCCATGGCCGCCTTGCTGCAGATCAGCGAGCAGGACATCCGCGACGTTCTGGGCAACCAGGAGCAGGGCGACAAGATCGTCGCCAACGTCAGCGGCAAGGCCGTGGAGATGGTCCAGCAGCGCCTGGACATGCAGACGTTCATCTACATGAGCAATCACGCTGTGGGCGTGCGCCGAGGCGGCGAGATTTGGCTCAGCATGGCCCGCGAAATCTACGTTGAGCCAGGCCGCAAGATGAAAGGCATCGGCTCGCAGGGCCAGATGAGCACCATTGAGCTGATGCGTCCGGTCATGAGCGAGGACGGCGAGGTCGAGCACGAAAACGACCTGAGCGAAGCCGAGTTCGACTTGGCTGTTGAGGTCGGCCCGAGCAGCAGCAGCAAGCGTGCCGCGACGGTGCGCTCGCTCACGGCGATGATGGCTGTCACGCAAGACCCGGATGCCCTGCGCGTGCTCCAGGCCGCCGCGCTGATGAACATGGAAGGCGAGGGCCTGACCGAAATCAGCGATCACTTCCGCAGGCAGTTGGTGCAGATGGGCGTGATCAAGCCGACCGATGAGGAGGCCGCGCAGATGGCGCAGGCAGGCGCGAATCCTGACCCGAACGCCATATTCCTGCAGGCAGCAGCAGAGGAGGCCCAGGCCAAGGCCGCGAAGGCTCGCGCCGATGTGGTGGCGACCGTGGCCGATGCCGAGCTGACCCAGGCCAAGACCATGGAGACGTTGGCCAAGGTCGGCGGCGAGGTTGATGGCGCGATGATGCAGCCGCAGCCGGCGCCCACGCCCGAGCCCGCGCCCGAGCCGGCCGCGCCGCAGATGGATCCGTTCGAGGCGGCCAAGCGCGAGCTGGAGCTTGAGAACATGCGGATGGACAACGCCGCGAAGTTTGCTGCCCTGGCCAAGGCGCTCAAGCAGCAGCAGGCCGAGGAAGAATCCGGCAGCGAAGAAGAGTCGATCGACGATGAGTCCGATGATAAAGTCAGCGAAACCCTGGACGAACTGAAGTCCATGGTTGAATCGTTGGCCAGGCAGGTCGCGGACATGAGGCCGCAGCAGCCGATCATCGTGTCTACGGGCGGCGGCGGCAAGAAGATCCAGATCACCAAGACCTCCACCGGGTTCTCCGGTGAGGTTGTCAACGAAGACTGAAAGGGGCCTGAACCATGTCCATGACCAACGCCGCCGAAGCGGCACTCCTCGACCTCCTGTTCCTAAACGTGGACTGGGCCGACATTGGCGACGCTGCGGGCCTGCAGAACTCGGCCACGGCGGGTTCGTTTTACATCTCGCTGCACAGCGCAGACCCCGGCGAGGCGGGCAACCAGAGCACCAACGAGATCAGCTACACCGGCTACGCCCGCGTGGCTGTGAACCGCACGGCAGGCGGCTGGACGCGAACGGTCAGCACCATCGCCAACACCGCGCTGGTGCAGTTCGGTCAATGTACGGCGGGCACCGCCACGGCCACGCACTTCGGCATCGGCACGGACTCTACTGGTGCTGG